GTTGTAATGTACTTTACCCTGCTTATCGTAGTTTCCCCGAAACCTTTGCTAACGATCCTACAAGACTTTATATCCCTTGGAGCATCGATGATGCATTGACCAAGCTGGAAGATCTGCTGGGTTACCCACATGAGCGCCAAGGCGAGATCAGTGACTGGAACAATGGTACCATTGATCGCGTGGTTGATATCTTGCAAGGTACAGGCGAGAAATGGCTGCGCATGAGCACAGACTATCGGAAACACACACATGAGACCAAATACTAAACGAGTACTTGTTACCGGTGCCATGGGCTACATTGGCAGTCATACTGCCAAGGTGTTCAAGCAAGCTGGCTACTATGTTATTGGTGTTGACCGTACGGTAACCATACCCGAAGCAGCAGCATTCATGGACCAAATGCTGATAGCCGACTATACGGATGCTGCGGCCACAGCCGCAAAAGTAAACACAGTTGATGCTATCATTCATTGTGCCGGTACCAGCCTAGTAGGTCCTAGCATAGGCAATCCTGGTGAGTATTACAGCAATAATGTTGCCAAGACCAACACATTGTTGGATCAATTGCACGGTTGGCCAGGCACTGTGGTGTTTAGTAGTAGTGCTGCCACATATGGCAATTACTGCTCTAATCCCATCAGTGAAAGTGCCACACAAGAGCCAATGAATCCCTACGGTTGGAGCAAGCTCATGTGTGAACAGGTGATCGAAGATCACTGTGCTGCACACGGCTATCGAGGTGTTGCACTACGCTACTTCAATGCCTGCGGAGCGGATGCCGATGGAGAGTTGGGGCATACTGTTGATGCCACACATATCATTCCTCGCATACTGAGTGCGTATCAACGTCAACAACCATTTACATTATATGGCAATGATTACGATACCGCAGACGGTACCTGCATACGCGACTACCTGCACGTAACTGATATCGCCCATGCGCATTTGGAAGCTGTGTGCCTGGCCGATGGATTTGATACCGGAGACTTTGCGGCCTATAACTTGGGCACCATGACTGGCCACAGCAACTTAGAAGTTCTTAAAATCTGCAGCCAAGTGGTTGGTGAGGAAATCAATTACTCAGTGGTTGATCGTCGCGCAGGTGATCCAGAACGATTGATCGCAGACAGTACCAAATTTAAAATCAAAACCGGCTGGCGGCCACGCAACAGCAGTATTGAGAACATCGTGGCCACAGCATGGCAATGGCAGAAACGGTATAATACCCTGTCATAACTGCTTGACACCTGTGTCTAAATACTATACAATAATACAAACGCCATCCTCGGCTATAACTCGGAGAATAAATTGATAAGAAAATTCACACCTGATCCACTGCTGCACGGCAGCGCAGTCGATACGCAATATGTGCCGTTAGATGGGCACCAGCTGTACGCTAAAAAAGACGGCCCGGGCCAGTACTTGAGTACTGCTATTCGTGCCAAAATGCAAAACGATAAAAAACGTTTCTGGGCCGGAGACAACATCAGTGACTATGTTGCTGAATCAGATATTGAACCCCTGATAACAGAAGCCGCCGAAGCTTTTGAAAAAGTGTTGGATGCCCTACTAATTGATCGTGAAACGGATCCCAATAGCCAAGGCACAGCACGACGCTTGGCCAAGATGTACTACAACGAAATAATGGCAGGCAGATATGAACCAGCACCAGACGCAACAGCTTTTCCAAACGATAGTGAAGACCGCTACGAAGGTATGCTCGTGGTTCGTAGTGAGCTACGTTCCATGTGTTCTCATCATCACCAGCCTGTTAGCGGGGTTGCCTACATCGGTATCATTGCCGCTAATAAACTTATTGGTCTATCTAAGTATACTCGAATAGCACAGTGGTGTGCCCGTCGCGGCACATTACAGGAAGAACTCTGCAATAACATAGCCCGAGAAATCATGAAAGCAACTGATGCTGCGGATGTGGCAGTGTACATACAGGCCATTCACGGCTGCTGTGAGAATCGTGGCATCATGGCACATAGCAGTCTCACACAGACCACTGTGCTGCGAGGTGCATTCCAGACTGACCAAAGCACCAAGAAAGAGTTTTTTGACAATATCAAACTGCAACAGGAGTTTGCACCGCGATGATGTACATTACCAACCGGTACGACAGCGTTCGCTTGCCAGTTGAGCCCGGCATGCTGGAATGGCTGCAACAACAATACCCATATAGTCAATATCGTATAGTAACTGTCTAAGGAGATAGCATGTTTCTTAAATTGCTAGAGCGTCTAGGTCGTAAACGTATCATCATGGATCGCGTCAACAACGAACCTTATTTGGAACGCTATTACTTGTTGTTCAGTGATCGCAGTCACTTTCCTTTTAACGTGTTCTTGCACAAGTTTCTCAAGAGCGACCCCGATGACCATCATGATCATCCTTGGAATTACCGTACACTGATCTTGCGTGGCGGCTACTGGGAATGGACTCCTACATTTGATGCTGCGGGTCGCAAGACTGGTGAAGTATCTCGTTGGTATGGCGCTGGTAGTTTCCGTAAAGCCCGGGCCAATAGCTATCATAGAATTGAATTGGATCCCGCGGTTACTTGTTGGACCTTGTTCATACCAGGCCGTAAAGTGCGTGAGTGGGGCTTCTTTAGTCGTGGTACTTGGATCCAGTGGGAACAGTACCTAACCAATAGGTCTGTATGATTTCACTACCACGTGGTTGCGCTGTAAACTATCCCGTATACGTGGAGATAGATACGCTTACTGAGGACATGATTGATTGGTATCGCCAGGTCGGTGGTACTGTGACCGAAGATAAGTTCTACAACCATCGAGGACAAGAGGTTGTAAAAATCTATGTGAGTTATGGTCGTGGCAAACGCTGCTACTATCACAGCAATGGCCTGGGTCATGTACGCCTGCACTTTCAAGGCGAAGATGCTCCTGTTGCCACCATGTTTATTATGAAATTCTTAGATGACGTTATTGGACACAATATGCAAGAGAATCAAGAACAAAGGAATAAGTTGTATTCACCCCAGTGGTAATAAATACTACACCGGTCTCTGGACATCATCCCGGTATACAAATTCTGCTGCCTATGCTACACTAACATAGGAGAAACAAGCATGTCATTACAACCAATCGTATACAAATATACAAGTACAAAAGAGTACATAGACGCATTTCCTTGCGCTTATAGACAATGGAGGGCCGATAGTCATTGCAATATGAATCACGGTTATTCGTTTAGTATGAAGTTCTATTTTGGAACCAACGACCTAGACGTTCGCAACTGGGTTGCCGACTACGGCGGATTGAAAGAACTTAAAAAGATCTTAGAAGACCAATTTGATCACACAACTCTAGTGGCACATGATGATCCAGAACTTGAGTTCTACAAAGAAATGGAACGCCGCAAGTTGGCCAAACTAACTATCCTGCCAGCCATGGGATGCGAGTCGCTGAGTGACATGCTGTACAAATATGTCAATGGTGTTTATATCCCCGACTACTGGGGCGAAGGTGAAGCCAAGCGACTGTGGTGTTATCGTGTGGAAGTGCGCGAGACACAGGCTAACATGGCTTTCCGTGAAGGACATCGTGAATGGAACGAGGACTTGTTTGCATGAACGCAAAAGAGAAAGAAGTGATGGACATTCTGCAAGAGGAATGTGCCGAAGTGATCCAAGCAGTTAGCAAATGCAGCCGCTTTGGTATCGACAACTACAAGCCCGGCAAGCCCTTGACCAACAGACAACACCTTGAAGAAGAACTTGGTGATCTGTTGGCCATGGTCGATATCATGCTGGAACAAGGCATTGTTGACATTGCCAAGTTGGATGAAGCCAAAGCAAATAAAAAATACAAACTCAAGAAATGGTCTACCATATATGACTAAACTCAAAGTAGCAGAACTATTCTACAGCATTCAAGGCGAAGGCAGATACATGGGTGTGCCCAGTGTGTTCTTGCGTGTATTTGGATGCAATTTCCGCTGCGCAGGCTTTGGTATGCCACGCGGAGAATTAAGTATGGAGGCTGCTGGTATTGCAGCTACACATTCATTGGTTACCCCTTTTCAAAAGTATGGAGAGCTTCCATTAGTAAGCACAGGATGTGATAGCTATGCCAGTTGGGATCCAGCATTTAAAGATCTAAGTCCTGTACGTAAAAATACTGAATTGGCCGAAGACATCGCGAACATGCTGCCATTCAAGGAGTGGCGTGACGAGCACTTGGTGATCACAGGTGGTGAACCATTGCTGGGTTGGCAACGTGCATATCCCAGCTTGTTGGATGATGCCAAAATGTCTGGATTACGAGAGATCACATTTGAAACTAACGGAACACAGCCACTCACTAAAGAATTTAGGCAATACTTGTTGAATTGGACACTGGGCAATAAAACTCGCGGTCGCGAAGCATTGACATTCAGTGTGAGCGCAAAATTACCATGTTCGGGAGAAAAGTGGGAAGAAGCTATTCGCCCTGAGATTGTGTGTCAATACGAAGATGTTGGACACACATACCTGAAGCTGGTGATCTCTACTAGAGAAGATTTTGCTGACGCAGAACGTGCAGTAGCAGAGTATCGTGCAGCCGGATTCCGTGGCCATGTCTACTTGATGCCCGTTGGCGGTGTTGAAAGTGTGTATGCACTGAACAATAAAAATGTAGCTGTCTTGGCCATGAATCAAGGTTGGCGCTACAGTGATCGACTACAAGTACCGCTGTTCAAGAATGAGTGGGGCACCTAAAGAAATGACCGAGCAGTCAAATATCATCAAAGGACGCAACAGCTACGACAGCACCAGCACAGGAGCACTGATTCCATTCCTCAACAGGAATGTCACCCCCTATGCTACCGAAAGCAGTGGTCCCAAATTTGACATGATTCCTGTGGCCGAACAGAAAGATCTCATGGTGAATCATGCCAGGATGTTTGCCCAACAAGAGTATGATCGTATCATGCAATTGGTCCATGTGCTGGAAGATCAAGCCAGGCAGATCAAGCGCAGACTGGAAATAACAGATGCAGTACATGGTGCAGAGTTTCAATTCAAATTGGTCATGGGCAAATGTTATTGGTTGGTATGGGAGCGGAGACGAGAGCAGATGTTGTTGGTACACAATGGACCTACAAATTGGAGCACCGGTGCTCCGGAAGATTACGAGTATGTGGCACAGGTCAAGTACATGGGCGACCATACTTGGATGGAATTAAAAGAGGATTGATATGGGATTATTTGATAGATTATTTGGCGGAGACGATGGCGGAAAAGAAAAAGCATTGGTGGCGCTGGCACAACCGGCAGCCATTCCCGAAACACCCAAGGTGCCCAAGCCGCGCCGATCACGTCGACCCAAGGAACCTGTGGTAGTGCCAGTGTCTGCACCTGTCAGTTCTGCCAAAGAAGCAGCCACCCTGCGCGGCGATCCCTGGGTGGGTGTGATCAGTGTTGAGCTGGATGCAGAAAACGTGGGCAATGGTGCGTTTGAGCTGGATTGGAACGACAAGTTCCTGGCCCAATTGGTGCGTGCCGGATTCCAAAGAAAACCCAATGAGCCCGAAAGTGTCATTATCGACCGTTGGTTCCAGGAGGTTTGCCGCAATGTAATTATGGAAAACTTTGAGCAATACGAAGCCAATATCCCTAGAGACCCCAGGGGTATACAGCGCAAGGATTTGGGCGACGGTCGCGCAGAAATAGGTTGACACCAGTGGAGTAATATGCTATTATTACTCAATGAAATACCTACTAGTAGACACAGCTAACACGTTTTTTCGCGCACGTCACAGCGCGAGTCGACAGAGCGATACATGGGATCGCTTGGGTTTTGCTATGCATGTCACACTGGCCAGTGTGAACAAGGCCTGGCGTGATCAGGGTGCAGATCATGTGGTATTCTGCTTAGAGGGTCGAAGCTGGCGCAAAGATTTCTACGAGCCCTACAAGAAGAACCGTTCGGTTGCTCGTGCAGCACTGACAGAAAAAGAAGCTGAAGAAGATCGCTTGTTCTGGGAAAGCTTCGACGCACTCAAACAGTTCTTAGCAGACAAGACCAACTGTACTGTACTGCGCCACGATAACCTAGAAGCAGATGATTTGATTGCCGGCTGGATACAGAGTCACCCCAGCGATGAGCATGTGATTGTCAGCAGCGACACTGACTTTTACCAATTGCTGGCCACTAACGTGCGGCAGTACAATGGTATTGCAGATGAGTTGCACACACTGGAAGGCATCCTTGACAAGAAGGGTCGCCCAGTAATTGACAAGAAAACCAAAGAGCCTAAACGCATTCCTGATCCTAAGTGGATCCTGTTTGAGAAGTGCATGCGCGGCGATCCCACTGACAACGTGTTCTCGGCCTATCCTGGCGTGCGCACCAAAGGTTCTAAAAACAAAGTGGGCTTGGAAGAAGCCTATGCTGATCGCGCCAGCCAAGGCTTCGCGTGGAACAATCTCATGTTGCAGCGTTGGGCCGACCACAATGGTGTTGAGCACAAGGTGTTAGATGACTACCACCGCAATCGTGTACTAGTGGATCTCACTGCACAGCCAGATGACATTAAACAGAAGATCGCCGAGACTATTGCAGCAGGCAGTACCACATTGAATCGCCCCATGATTGGTGGTCAGTTCCTCAAGTTCTGTGGCAAGTACGAGCTCAATCGTCTGAGCGAACAGGCTCAGAGTTTTGCAGAATTCCTATCAGCCAGCTATCCCAAACAATGAAAACTGTACCTGCACACCGAGACAAACTTGGCCGCGACATTGAGCTGGGCGACTGCGTGGCAGTGGCACACCAAAACGGCATGGAAGTGGCCAAGGTGGTTAAACTCAATCCCAAGATGGTCAAAGTTGAACTGCTGAACACCGAAAAGCGCTCGTGGTATACTGGCGAGCATAACAAATACGGAAATCAAATGGTAGTAATCGACAATGAATATGTTACCATGTATCTACTAAAGGCCGCATAATGCCACAAGCAACTAACCCTATTGAAACACTGGCCACTGCCATGGCTCATGCTGCCTACGAGGCCTTTCCCGAGTATGTGTACAAAGATCGAGATTGGGTCAAGTATGATGCATGGCGTAGCACTCTTACTCGAGAGGAAATGAAAACTGCTGTAGCACCCGATGATTGCTGGATTGAAAAGACTCGCCGGCACAGCTTATATGACCTAACAGTATATGCCATGTTCGTACAAACTTGGGGCAGTACTGCACTAGGTTTTGGTGGCATTGGTGGACAGGCCTTTACCAGTGCCTATGTCTGTGTTATTGAGACAGACCTACTAGGACAGTTTGCAGTCTATTTTGGTGGCAGACTGGCCTATGTCATTGAACGTCCCAATGCAAAGTTTTGGGAAGATATCGCCAGCCAGCGCATGGTTGATGCCCGTCTTGGAAAGGACACATATGAACGAACGAATTAAAGAACTTGCCAGCCAAGTGCTCGATGAATTAGTACCCGAGACTTGGACGGCATTAAAGTACGATAAAATCAAAGAGATTCAGTTTCGTACCGCCGAGTTGATTGTAAAGGAATGTATGAAAATATGTCAGAATCATCCATCCATAATTTTTAAGAATGAATGGGATGCTGATGTTGTGGCTCCGGACATTGTCAACAGATTAGAATCACATTTCGGAGTTGAAAAATGAACGAACGAATTCGAGAACTTGCTAAACAATGCTATGAAACTGGACCAATCGGAAAAGATGGTTGGCCTGAGTACAGTCGATTGAATGAACAAAAGTTTGCCGAGTTGATTGTGCGGGAATGTGCGTTGGTTGCTAAAACTCTACCGCATACTCCAGAAAGACATTGGGTTCAAGATTCAGTAACGTACATACCTGTTCATTGTGAGCAGAATATACTAAAACATTTCGGAGTTGAAGAATGAACAAGCGTAAAATCACCTGTCGAGTTATTTTTGACGGAGTAGTAAAAGACACCTATATAAAAATGCGAAGGGTTTACACTGACAGTCAAGGTGAGTATATAAAGTCCTATTCGCCCAGCTACCGTGAGTATTATCTTGTGGATGATAGTTATGACATGGTTTTTACTACAGGTCGGGCAATTACATTCACTGAACTGATTGAAAAGATGACTCATGGAGTTGAAGAATGAACGAACGAATTTTAGAATTAGCAAGACAAGTATGGCCTGATCCTAATACCAGTCATGTCAATCACAAAAAGTTCGCCCGGTTGATTGTTCAGGAATGTATCACTATTGTGGACGAGCAGAAAGAATGCTTACACGAAGAACAGAAATATTGGCATGATCGAGACTATGGATATGCGTTGGCAGTGGACGATGCCAGCAAGGGTATCAAACAATTTTTCGGAGTTGAAGAATGA